GACGCCGGAGGCAACCGCGTTTCCGGCCTTGTCGCGCAGGAAGTTCGTCGCGGGCTTCGTGTACGTCACAGTGTCGCCGGTGGCATAGCCCGTGCCGGTGATGACCAGCTTGCCGGCCGTGCCGCCGGAGCCCCAGGCCACGGCCGAGACCGTGCCGCCGTTGTTCACGACGAACGAACCGAAGGCCGGGGTGATGGTTTCATCCATGTCCGTACCGACGAAGTCCAGGGTGATGGTCGTCGTCGCCGTGACAGCGCCCGTGGCGCCCGACATCGTGGGGACCGTCAGGTCCAGGATGTCCGAGAGCTTGGACGCGCAGTCCGTGAAGAACGTGGACAGGGTGCCGGCAGCGATGGTCTTGCCGCCGGCGGTGCGGCCAGCGACAATCTCGCACGCGGAGATAGCCTTGCAGGCCTCAGTGCGGAGCTTGATGCCGTTGGACAGGAGTCCCGGCGAGAGAAGAGTTTCGATACGCATGATGAATCCTTGTATGCGAGAGGCCGGACGTAGCCGGCGTGGCTGCCTTGCGGCAGGGATTACGTGAGACCACCCATATCGGTGATCATCCAACGGGTGCTGGTCATCTTGACCGCCCGGGCCCAGCCGCTAGCGGCGAGAGTGCGGGAGCCGGTAGTACCAGCGCCAGCCAGGACAAGGGTGTCCGTGGTGATGGCAATGGTGATAACCCCACCAGAGGTGTCGTTCAGGAAGTCGATTGTCGTCCCGATGGGGAACGCCACTGAGCCGTTGGCCGGGATGGTCCAGGTGCGGGCCGTGGTGTCCGCACTCGGATGGTACAGGTGCTTTCCAGCGTCTGCCAGAACCAGCGTGTACGCAGCGCTCTGCGAGTTCTGTGGAATTTCCAGGTACCCGGTGTTGTACAACGTGTTGGCGCTGTCCCCGTGCTTCATGCCGTGGGCACCCGAGGTACCGCTGATGCGGGCTCGAACGATAGCTCCAGAGCCGCTGGCCGCAAAGCACAGGTCTCCAGTAGCTGAAGAGACACCGAAGTCCGAAGCGCCACCGCCGGTGAACAGGGTGCTGCCGTGGCCGATGTAGCCTCTGGTTGTGCCGCTGGAAGACCAGAGCGAGTACGATCCAGTAGCAGAAGAGCTGTCGTAGGCGGCTACCTGGGCCGAGCTGACACCACCGATGGAGAAGGTGCCCGCCAGGGTCAGGAGCGCTGCGCCAGTAGTCAGGCGGATGCGGTTGCTCGTGCCCAACGCTGACGATGCGGAAATGACGAAGCAGTCTGAGTCGCTGTTGTCAACGCCCATCGTCCAGTCAGTCACCCCGCTGATGTTGAACTGCATGTACGGGTCGCCAGCACTAGCCCCGCCTACGCTGGTGTAAGTGAGTGCATGGTCGGTGCCCGCCGTGTTCCGCTGGTTTATGATCCCGTCTTTCACGGTGCCCGCCAGGGTTGATACGTTGACGAAACCGTAACTGCCTGAGATCGTGTTCGTGGTGACTGAATTGCCTGAGGCGGCTGAAACGGTCAACGAGGTAAGCGTCCCCAACGACGTGAGGCTCGATGCTGCCACACCTGAGGCAAGGGTGGCGCCCGTGAGGGTGCCCGCCGCAGCCGCAACCGTGATGTTGGCCGTGCCGTCGAAGGCCACTCCGTTGATCGTGCGCGGAGTCGCCAGGGCCGTGGCCGTGCCGGCGTTGCCAGTGACCGAGGTCTGGTCGCCCGTATTGGTTCCGCTGACGGAGGCGTTTCCCGCCACAGTGAGCGTCAGGGAGCCCGCACTGTACGTGAGGCTGCCGCTATTCGTGTTGATAGTGAGCGTCCGTGCCCCGTTGTTCACCCCGGTGCCGCCGTACGCCGGGGCGATGGGGGTGCCCTGCCATGTGCCAGTAGCGACGACCCCCAGCCCAGTCAGGCTGGAGTTCACGACGTTTGCCGCCAGGGTGGTGCCGGTGAGGTCGGCGGCGTTTCCGGAGAAACCGCCGCCTACGATGTCCGACAACTTGGCGTACCCTAGGGCCGTCGCAATCTTGATGAAGTTGCCGAACGTCAGCTTCATGACTTCACCCAGGCGCTGACGCCGGTCAGCAGACCACCCGTGTAGGTGAAGGTCTGCGTGTACGTGTCCGCGCCATGCTCGACCGTGATCGTTTGAAGGCGATCAGAGCCATCGTAAGCGAGGACCTGGGGCAGGAAGTCGAAGCCGAGGGGCAGCGGCCCCCCATTCGAATCATACCCGTCCATTCCCAATTGAGCCATGGGCCCTCCTATCGCCGCTTGTGACGCAGCATATTGTTTCCGTTCGTCTTGCGCTTCTGGAAGCGTTGGTGCCCGAGGGGGTCACGCATGAGTTCAGCATGGGCCTTGGCCTGTAGCTTCTCCAGGTTCTTCTTCTGGTCCTGGGCGATGGCTTCTGTGTAGTGCCGACACAATCCCTCCAGCGCGTCCGCACGGTCATCGTGCTGTAGCGCGCCTCGCGCCATGGACATCTTCGCAAGCTGGAAGAATCCTGAGTACGACTGACGCACGCTAGCTTGGTAGCCCGCGATGGTGTCGCGGTCCTCATCGATCACGTCCGGCTCCACGATCAGCGCGCCCCGGCCCATGATAGGCGCCAGGGTGTTGATGATGCGGGGCTCCTTCTGGCCCGAGACCTGATCGTCGTCGATCTGGCAGTTCTTCAAGAACTTCCTGAGGATCGGGGTCCACACCGCGCGAAACGCGCCATACCCCATGTTCTTCTCGATCTTGATCCCATCGAGGCCCTTCCACTTCGCCATGTGGCGCGCGAGGGCTTCGAGCTTCTCTTCGTCGTACCCGCCCGGCATGCCGCCCCAGGAGCGCAGGATGATGTTTCCGTTCAGGAAGCCGCCGATGGCCCACGCCGTTTCGTCCCCATTGGCCCCGCCAGGAGCCGGGTCAACATAGGCCCAGAGCGACTGTAGCTTTCCGGTCTCGCGGCTGATCTCGTGAGGAGTCATCAGCTTGAACGCATGATCAGCGACTGAGAAGTCCCTGAGCATGTGATCTTGCATTCCTCGGACGATGACCATCGGGAACACGTTGTCCACGCCGCCCAGCAGAACCAGTTTCGAAGGCTTCAGCGGGAACCGCAGAGCATCCGACAGGGTGGTGTTCAGCATGTGCTGAAGCTGGAAGTACGCGTCGCCCTGGTCAAGCTCCTTCTTCTGGAGTGCCCGCTCATCCATCAACTGCGGGTCGATGGGTTTGCCCTGGTCCCCGAGCATGCCGCCGCCAGTCCCGAGGTCCGGGTTCTGGATCAACTTGCGTATGATGAGGGGCGCGAGCTTGGTACCGTAGTACTCCATTTGCTTGGGAGTAGGGTACCGGCCGGGCCAGATGCGAATCTCAACGCCGCGCGCTGGAAGGCTGTTGTAAATGCTCTCCATGGTCTGCGGAGTGCCCAGCCACACGATCCGCCCATTCGAGCAGATTGACACGAAGTCCTTCGTGATGTGGGCGATCTTGGCGCGCTGCACCGTAGTCGCCGAGTTCTTGCCGGACTCAACGTCGTCGGGGATCAACAAGTCGGCCCGCAGGCCCTGGATGTTCGAGTCGATACCAAAGCACGAGATAGAAGACGACTTGTCCACGCCCTTCAGGGAGTGATGGATGTCGAAGTCCTCGTTGCTGGTGCGGTCGCCTGCGAGCTTGTCGGGGCGCATGCACTCCAGCACGTCCATCGTCATGATCAGGCGCACGATCAAGATGCTGATATCCGACGCTTGCTTGCCGGCCGCGCTCAGAATGAGCACGCGGAAACTGGGGCAGTGGATCAGGCACCAGATCGCGTAGCATGCGGCGATGGTCGTCTTGGCTTGGCCGCGCTGGGCCTGCACCATCAGATACTGCGGCCCATGCTCCATGTAGCGCGCGATGTCCCACTGAATCTCGGTAGTGCCGAAGCCCAGGTCGGACATAGCGTCTTCGAGAAACGTTGTGAACTCCGGGTAGTGCGCTTGAAGCGCGCGAAGCTTTTCCCAACGTTGCTCGGCTAGCGCGTCAGACTCACGTGCCTTCATCGCCGGCCATCCTCAAAGAAGGCAGCCCCTCTTCCGCCGCCCGGCGATTCGCCAGGAGGGAAGCCTTGCTGTCTCGACGGCGTTTCTCCAGGTCTGCCTTGAGTTCATCGAGAGCAGCGTTCTTCGCGGGGTCCGCGGTGATGTCGTTGTTCTTGAGGAAGGTAATCGCTGCCCCGAGAACGGCGGCGCTAGCGCCCAGACCCTCGGTGTTCTCGATCTTGTTGCCGTCCTTGTCGAACAGAGGCGCGTTGATCGCCTTTTTCAAGGTTTCAGCAATGGCCCCGTGCAGCTCGGCCAGCGCGTCAGCAGATGCTTTGCTCATACGTACTCCCGATTAAGGTCTTGGGCCCGGTTGGAAAACTAAGTCCGCCCATCTGTTTGGTGCGCCAGCGCCGTCGAGGCTCAAGCCTGTCAGCGTCTTGGAAAGCACAGTGGCGGTCTGCCCGATGATGTTGTACTGAGAGACTTGCGAACCATCAACCCAAGTGGTCACTCTCAAATCTGCAGGGGTCGAGGGGTTTGGAATGACCTCGTGTTCCAACACTACAGTGTGATCCCCTGACGCTAAATTAGGAACTGTCAGCAGGGTCCCGTAGATCGTTGGGTGGCTTGGGTAGAACGCGTCGAAGATGCGTAGCTTGTCTTGAAGCTCGGGCGTGGCTGAATTGTTTCCAAAGTACGCAATGGTGGGCAGTCCCGAGTCGATCAAATCCGCCACAGTGAGCAGCCCCCAGAAAGAAGAATCAGCCGATATTCTTCGCAGGGTCAACTTGATGTAGTACCCTTCCAGAAGGCTGTTGCCTTGCCCGCTCGGTACAGCAAATGCATACTGGGAGAAAACCGGCGACAGCTCCAGAGTCAACTCCCCGCCAGAGAGGGTGCCATTGGTGATTATCGTAGTCCATCCCTCATTGACTCCGTCTTCGAAATCATCATGCAGCGGGTTGAATGCCGGCTCCGCCGCCGGGGGCACCCCGCCCCAACCACCTGCCGGGGGTGCCATGAACAGCCATTGCTGACAAGCGGTCATTATCAGTCCTTCTTGATGATCTTCGTCCAGACGAAGTACCCAATCTGGAGTACCAACCACACCAGGGCCAGAACCTGTACCCAGTCCCCTACGCCGTAGCCTAGGAAAGTCATGCCGGCCACCGCCACCGGCGGTCCTGCTACGAGTTGCTCAGTCTTCATGATACCGGCCCGCTGATGTACCAGACGCCCGACGCCACCTTCATGATCGAAAGCGCGCTCTTGGCTGCTAACACCCATGATGCTTCTCCTACCGTGTCACCGGAACCCTGAAGGATTCCGACACCAGACGAGAACGTGATGTTCATCGTGCTGTTGCTGTGATTGATGATCGTCGATAGAAAGCCAACGGCCAGCGTGTTGGGGACCGTGACACCCGTGCCATC